TGCCAAGTTAGAACGGGCAACTTCTGCCCATGCCGCATCAACATCATACCCCTTCATCTTACAATACCCAAGAATAACCCAAATCATATCCATACAGGCATCAAGTTGTTCTACTTCATCACATGCGTAATAAGCTGAACGAAACTCACCGACTTCTTCATCAATTAAGGTTTTGTATAACTTAACATTTTTTGCTGATGGTTCTTGGTCACAAGCATCAATAAATTTACAAACATCATTATACATTCTGACGACTCAATTCAGATTGGTATGCACGCTGTCTCAATTCGGTTGAACTGAATCGGTGGTTGCGGGAGTTAAAGTACATATTGATACCTCGGTCAATACAGATTTGTTTACCTGTATATTCTTTGTCTTTGTATTCTTCACCAATGATTCTAACAGAAATTGGTAGAAACATCAATAGGTCTTCAAGGTCTTTTTCGGTACTATAAACAACAATCTCATCCACAAATTTTACCGCAGAAAGTTGCACGAATCGTTCGACAATAGATTGAACTGGTTTGTTTTTACCAGGTCTATCGGAACTTGGATCATTTTGTAAACCAACAATCAAGTGGTCACATACAGACTTGGCTTCAGCAAGCATAAGAATATGTCCTGCATGAAGTAAATCAAAAGTTGAGCAGGTGAAACCAATTGGTCTGCCTGCCATATCATCCGGCACTACTAACATAATAAACCCCTTTAAATTATATATGCTGTTGAACAGCTACATTACACTTCTTTAGAAAATTAATACCGTCATCGTTGCGATAACTATTTCGGTAATATACACTATCGATACCCGATTGATGAATTAGTTTGGCACAATCTAAACATGGCGCATGAGTTACAAACAATGTTGCACCATCACTTGAATTGGTACTACGTGCAATCTTGGCCAACGCATTGGTCTCTGCATGGAGTACTTCAGGTTTGGTTTTATTTCGTGTCCAACCGTGAACAGTTTCGGTATATCCGTATTCCTTCATTTGAAATTCAGTATAGTAACATTCATCTTTAAGGACATATTCAGTGTCCTCACAGTTGTTATCCCAACCTGAAGGCATGCCATTATAACCGATGCCAATGATTGTATTATCTTTTACAACAACACATCCAACGTGCAATCTTTTTGCAGAAGACAGTTCGGCGTAGACTTCAGCAGTCTTCATGTGTGCATCAATAAATTTCTTTTTCATAATATAGTAAGTGGGGCTTTCGCCCCACAGTTTTACTCAGTCAATAGAGTTGGTTTTGAGAACGCAAGTTGCTCACCAATCTCAATCTTCCTTGGTTTTTTATGGTCAGGAATTACATTCTCCAAACCAATCTTCAAAATGCCGTCTTTGAATTCGGCACCACGCACTTCCATAGTATCAGTCAATCTGATATTCTTAGTGAAAGAACGAGCAGCAATACCACGATAAACATAATTTGCTTCATCTTTGGTGTTCTTCTCACCACGAATCACTAGATTACCTTCATCAAGTTGAATGTCGATTTCATCTTTTGAAAATCCAGCAACAGCCATTTCAACGACATACTTGTTGTCTTCTACTTTGATAATGTTGTGTGGAGGGAAAGATGATTGGACTGTTTGACCTTTACCAACGAGTTTCTCCAACTCAGTGAATAACTGGTCAAATCCAACGTATGATGGATACAATGCTGAAATACTTGTCATAGTTTTCTCCTTTAAAAAGCAAGTTTAAAAATAGATACCCCGAAGGCATATCATTAATCCAGCTTACCGACTACTGGGGTACCTTATCGTTGTACCGGCTTTAGACGCTCCTAAGGTAGTAGAGTCTTTACGTTCCCATCCCGAGGGAGTATTTTTATTTATCCAATTTTACAAAAGCTTCACCATTCACAAAGTATTTTCTTTGTGGATTTTCTGCTTTGTATACCTGGATAAATGTCATTGTACTGTCTTGTCTTTTCTCAAACAAATTACTGGTGTACACCACCTCACCAGTATAAATGTTTTTCAACTTTTCAACTTTTTCTTTCACTTGTTTCATAATATATCTACTTACTGTGGTGTAATCTTCTTACCAATATTGTATTTTGGTACCAAATTCCATTCATCTTTCTCTTTGTGAGAGATGATTTTTATTTGGTGTAATGGTGCAATGTTATCACCCATCAATTCTGGATTAGAAACTTTCACCAAACCCCATTCTTCTAATAATCTTGCAATTGCATTTCTTCTTTGAATATCATTCTCTGTAATATCGGTTGGTTTGCCATCCAATTGGAATAATTCTTTGAAGTGTACAATATAATATTTACCTTGTTTGTGTAAAATGTGGCATGACTGATACAAAATCTTATCTTTACGTGAAGAAACACCGATTCTGGTTAATGTTTCACGTACCTTTAAAAAATCATCCTCTTGCTTTAATTTAACCTCAACAAACTTGTTTAAATCTACCATATTATTTCCTCAATCCACCGATACCGGTTTTTTCTTTTAATTGTTGGATTTGTTCATTAGTCAATAGGCGGAGTGCTTCAAGTGCTTTCGTATCAGAAAAACCATAGACGGTTTTAATGCATTGTATATCTTCACTTTTATCAGACTTAGCCCACTTTACGAACGGTCTTTTCTTAGACCTTATGGTATTTAGTGTTTTAATAATTTCATATAACATAACAATTTTTCAATATCAACTATACCACAATCATTCTTTAACCGATTAGCTTTGAACGATATAATCTGTATATTGCCTTTTACATATCCTTTACTATTATCAATCCTATCCAATGATGGTGACTTATCTGTTGGACCTTTACCGACACCGACTTCAAATTCAAAACCAAATACTGGACACAATTTTGGTATTTTGATATCATCCAACTCTATATTAAATTCTATACCAGTTTTCTCAGACCTTTTCTTAGCCCTCCACCACATAGATTTTATAAACTTCAATCCAAGTTCTTCATATTTCTCTTTGTGTATTTTTCTATTATCCAAAGATTTATTTTTGATATTAGCACATTCTACACATCCCATGTTTGAAACATATTTTTGAGATATGTGTCCTTTTTTACAAGGTTTACCATTGAAATATCTAAAGAAACCTTGTTTTGCTTCTTCTCTACTTATTATTTGCATAAACACCTCACAATATTAGTTAATATTATTTAGTATTTTTTAGTCCTCCAATGGACATTTTTTCTTTCAAAAGATATATTTGTTCATCGGTCAACAGGCGGAGTGCTTCGAGTGCTTTTATGTCAGAAAAACCGAAATGAAATTTAATTGCGTCAATATCTGAACTTTTATCAGACTTAGCCCACTTTACAAACGGTCTTTTCTTTGAGCGAATAGTGTTTAACAAAAAATCATTCTGTAGTTTCTTGTCGATGAATGACCTGCGATTCATCTCATTCGCATATGACACACAATCAATTTGGTATGACAGCGAACGATTGACCAAAAACGGAACGTATTCCGATTCAGTCACATCATCAACAATTAACTGTTTCTTTCCTTGTAGAATTTGGTTTACATAATCAAACGGACTCATACTACCATCCTTATTAATCCGATTGTGTCGATTGTGGTAAGCAAGAGGTAATTAGCCAACATACCAAAGGAACGCCTGTTGTAAGCGCACCAAGCGTATATAGAACAACCAACAATCCAGATTGGGTATAAAACCAAGAGAGGTGGTGTTGGAACGGTGATTGCCATAGTGATAGAACAACCAATACTAAGAGCCCAAGCAAGGACCTCAAGACAAAAACGAACTCTATTACTTTTGTAGTCATCTGCAATCCAGTCTAATGTTGGTCTAAAAAGGTCATTCATTTTCCATCTCAATCTGCACGGCATAATAGTCAGTCAATTCTTTGTATGCTTTGAACACGGAATTAGGAACAATGCCGTCACCATACTGATGTGTAATTTGTTCGATGGCAGAACTAAGTTGACGAGACAACTTAATTTCATTAGCAGTACCAATCGGATGTACTTCAAAATCTTTACTCATTTGAACTCCACACTTACCATCAATTCAGTTAAACAAGCCACAGTGTTAATCTCAGGATCAGCCACGAATGCTTGTTTGTATTGATAGTCAGCAATAATGATAACTGCTTGAGGAATACTTTGTGGTTTCAAAACGTCATACAGACCATCATACAATTTACGGTACAATGTTGCAGCATCAATCTCAGTTGTAGCAACCCATTTACGAATTGCACCGAAGTCTTTGTCCTTAATGAACTTGACGATGTTTGAAATCTCAACATCACCCATCTGAACAAGAATGCCAGAATCAATCTTACCAAACTGAGAATACCTTTGCATCTCATTAATGATACGGCGGAAATCTGGAAAGTGTTTCTTAACTAATTCTGCAATAACAGCGTCATCATAGTCAACTTTTTCACTTTGTAAAACCGACTGAATTCGCTTGAAGAATGAACCAGCCATCTTGGCCTTCTCACCATTCATAAGACCAAACTCAATCACGGCACAACGAGAGTGCAATGGTTCAATGATGCGGTTCTTAAAGTTACAAGTAAAAATAAACGAACAGTTACCTGCAAACTCTTCAATCGCATTACGAAGAGCAGGCTGTGTGGAATTCGGATTTAGATAATCTGCCTCATCGATAATGATAACCTTGCGGCCACCCGATAGAGACATAGAAGAAGCATAGTTCTTAATCTTGGTAC